CTATTGGCTAAGGCAACTTTTTGTTGATCAGTAGCAGGCGTTCCTGTTTGTTTATTTAATTGTTCTTTAGCCAAGCGTTCGTTGGCAAGATCGAATCCTTTTTTAATAATCTGGGCTTGATCAACACTCGGTCCATAGTCTCCGTTTGCTATCATCGTAGCTTCTTGTATTCTTCTTGGTCTGTCTCTTTCGTCGGCTGCGATAAAACTCGCTACACGATCCCAATCCCCGACTCGATATAATCCAGTAAGATCTATTTTTTCGCCTTTGACAAAAGCATAGGATATATTACCTAACTGGTTTTGCATGCTTACCAATCCGTCGAATGCTTTTTGCGGAATCGATTTTACACCGACAGATGACAAAACTTGTTTAACTTCCTTTTCGTTCCTAGAAATATCTTTTACAAATAATTCATCTGCTGCTGCTGGAGTTACTCCATTGGCCATAAAAGAGTAAACTTGCGATTCTGTTAGCTCGTTAGCAGGCCTGCCTACTTTCAATGTTGAATCTGGTTGCGTGGCTGCTGCGATAGCATCTGATTCGTTTATGGTACTTTGAAATTTTAAAAAATCTTGCGACTTAAGATAAAATCCTGGTTGTGCGTTTTCTGGTATTGTGTTACTCATGATCTTTCCTTAAGCTCCTACTTGAAACGGGGATGTTATAGCAGAGCCGTATCCTGCACTTTGGCCGCCTTCGTCGTCGACATTTACAGGACTGTAACCATTAGACTGTTTAATACACATTACAGCCTCAGGGCTTGTTGTAACTTCATCTAATGGCATGTCTTTTTCTTCGAGTTTTTCTTTTTTAGCAATAGGACAAGGACTTTCTCCTTCGGCTGGCTGTCTAGGAGTTTGATCGGGTGCCGGATCTTTTTGCATCTGTTGATTGCCTGGACCAATGGGGTTTATCTCACCGCTGTGTCCTGCCCATGGTTCGTGTTCAGGAACAGTGTTACAGATACTTTCAGTAACCCCCTGATTTACTGTTAATTGATAAACTTCAATTGATTGATGAACCTTTGCTGTCGGACCGTTCATATGTATGACCCCGGCCGTTTCGTAGTGTCCTATTCCGCTATTGATATTACTAGTCTCGCCACTGGTGAGCACCGTGTTAGTGGATGCGAATGCAGATACTTCGTTTCCTGATTCTAATTTAATTGATCCTAGATTTGTTTTTACGTTAAAAGAATTTCCAGCTTCGATATTGACAGACTGGTCAGCATACATGTTGATATTTCCTTGACTTCTAATATTAATATCACTGCTGCCATAAACATGTATTTTGCCGTCGGCACTCAATTCTACCCAGTTCTCTCCGTTTTTACTGATCATATACACATGGCCTGCAACGTCATCTAATAACAGTTGTGTACCACTACTTGTTCGAAGTCTGATTAGTTTGTTTTTACCGTCTTTATCCCCATCGTCCATGACAAACTGATGTTGCTGAGGAGTTAACAATCCCATTACACGGCTAGGTGTTTCCCGCATTGCACTGCTGGATGTTATACCTCTGAGATCATCTTCGGCCAAGCCTTGGATATTCAGAGCATTGCTCATTGGCTTGTGCTCTACATATTTTTCAATATCCGGATCTCTATCTTTTCTATTTTTAGGAGCTGCTGGTTTATTTTCGCCGCCGTGCGTATTTTTAGCTGGAATTCCAGGAACACTTATCTGTGTGCCTCTTTGATATAAGCAGGCAAACCAATAGCCTTTATCTATCCTTCCTCCGTCGGCAAATGCTACTAATACTCTAGCATCTATATCAGGAGGAACTGCCCACCATCCGTAGCTTTTGATAGTGTCTTCGTATTCTTTAACATTGTTACCTTGATCAAATATACTAGTTGACCCAGCAAATGGACTGGCATACGACACACTAATCCACGTAGACGGATCTTCAGGATCTCCACCAAATGCCTCAACATGAACCTGCAGACGACCCATTCTTTGTGTATCGTCATTCTTTTTAACAATGCCTACATATACACCCAGACTAGGCATTGATCCTGCAGAGTCTACGTGATAATTTGAAGGGGCTTTTTTCTGGCCATATGGTTTACCTACTCGAGCCATTATCCTTTACCCCCTGCTGACTTTGTTGAAATATGTTTAAGTTCATTCTTAACACCCGATGACGAATTAGCAGGCAACAACAGTCTGTCATTGGCCCTGGTCGGGCCTGCAGATACGCCAACACCATAGTTGTAATAGTCACTACCTGCTTTTAATCCTTCTTGCCAAGAATTATATTTCCCGTAACGACCTATTGCAGGGTTGCCGCCTACACCTAACGGATTATTAACAGCACTAGGGCCTAACATCGTTGTGTTACCCGCCTTCCAATTATTTAATCCGCCAACACCGTCTCGTTGCAGGGCAAGTGCTTTCATTGTTTCTGCACTATATGGTCGAACATCTGTTACTCCGGCTTCTGCATAGGCTTTCTTATTGGCTGCTTCTATATGTTTGTAATAAGCATCCAATTGCTGTTCGTATCTAGATTTGGCTGTGTCATAGGCATCTTTCTTAGATCTACCGTCGGCGACTAATGCTTCTGCTACTGTTACAGGATTGTCTACTGCTGGCGGTGGATTATTAGACAGTATATTTTGTTGTCTTTGGTATGCATCAGCAATGCCCGGTTTGGTAGATGCATTTTCACTTAGTTGAACTCCGGCGGCGCCGCTGCCGTTGCCTGTTAAGTTTTCTTCTTCGGCTGTGCCTGTTCTCTTGCGTTCTTCTTGTCTAGCCTGTTCTCGCATTTCTTCTACTACACTAGGTTGCTCCATTGTGTAAGAAACAAAATTTTCAAACGACATTTCGCCGACGATATTCTTAGGTAGGAACTGACTTGGGATTGTTAAGTCTCGTCTAGCTTTTAACTTCTGTGTCCACTTTCCTTCTTTAAGTTCGTTTTGCACATGATAAACCATGTATATACCGACTATCTGATCACTAGGATTGAAACTCAGCATATCGCCTGCGTCTCTGTCATACTGGCCATCGGGGATCTGTGATAAAAAGTAAAATAAAGGAGATCCTTGATACCAAGGTGCTACGCCGTAATTTTTCCAAACAGGTTCTTTTGTGCCCCAATCAGGATCTATCTTTGGCATTTTACTGTTAAGCAATGCTCTTAATTTTTCATCATACTCGGGGCTAAACGCTATATTTTCTAACCCCCTTGCACCTTGTCCTAATACGTTAGGCTTGCCTAACCAGAAAGGATCTGCAAATATTTCCAATTCCAACTCAACCAAATCTCTAGGAGCTAATAAAACAGAAAATATTTTCTCTATTAGTTTTTCGTTTTCTACTTTAACAATATCTATATTTTCCGCAATAACATCGGGTTCCATTCTAGGAATCAGATTGGGGAATTCGTTGGTTAGATATGCTTCGTAGATTTTCTTGAAAACGTTTTTTTCTGCACCTTTGTTTAGCTTGTCGTCGTAGTCTTCTGCATAGTCGAGCTGCATTAACAAATCACTTCGATTTTTAATACCATTGGCCAGGCCAGATTCTTTTAATTTTGTATTGAAAGCAAGTTCTCTTTGTTTAATGTCTTGGTTTAGTCTTTCAATGTCTTTCTGTAGCTGATTGTATTTTTCTCTGGCTTCTTTATCTGAGCCACCGGTATCGCTATTAACGATTCTTTGAAACTGCTCTGCATCACCGTTGGCATATTTTCTAATTAAAGACTTGACTTCATCGTTGGCCCGCACTGCCTGTCGACGAAATATTTCCATCTCTTGTCTGATGGCGCCCAAGTCATCTTTATGAACAAACGAACTTATTCTTCTGTTGTAGTTTTGTAAGTTCATTGCACCCGGGCCTGTTTCTCCTCTGTCAGCCCATACTACCGGGAAACTAGGTAAACTGTATGCTTGATTAAACTGTAAGTCAACTTTTAAAACATCTGTGTTAAGACCGGTATAATTATAGTAATACAACTTCTGAAGTAAACCTTCTTGGATGTAATACTGTAACTTCTTAATGGCTTTATCTTTATTTTTTTGCTTGTTAATCAGATCAATCTCATCGGGGTATTGATACATATTTGGTTGATCGGCCAAAAAGACAAAAAACACATGTCTTACTGCATGACGTTGTCTGATATAATCAAAAGATTTATAAACAGCATAAGTTTCTATTCTAAAAAACTGATAAACGCGGCCAAGTTCGGCTTCTATTGCATCACGACTACTTGCACTGCTGCCAGTAGCGTCCGACGGTTTCCTAATATTTCTTCCCAATAGCAAATCTGCAGATTCTTTGGTACCTTCTAAAACCTTATTAATATGATTAACTATAGTTGTTCCAGGTCTGGCAGTAACATTAAATTTTCCAAAAGCTCCTCCGATGCCAAATAACCATGCACCTTGGACAGCAGAATCTGCTCGGCCTTTATCTGTGAAGGAAAATTTAGCAATCTCGTCTTGAATTATAAAATGATACTCGTCATGAAAATCGTCGTGGTATGCTGGATTATCGCCTCCCGGTGCCGCAGTTTTACCTGCTTTTTGACGAGCTTCTGCATACTTGTATTCTTTGGTTTCTAGTGTTTTTTGTAATTCCTGAAAATATGCTCCTACTGTCTTTGCAGATAGTTTAACTGTTTCTTTTATAGGTTGAACTAAATCAGTTTGAGCATGATGCCCTGTGTGAATGAAACGAATATTATACTCGGATCCTTTTTCGATGACACTAGATTTTACTTCACTAGCAATAAACATAATAGGCCAAATATATTTGTATTCGCTGCCTGCTTTAGGCATATTTTCAGCTAACACTTCAACTTCAAGTAAATATCTTGCATCCAAATGATTGAACATTCCCAGTTGAAACGCTGCGGCCTTGATATAGTCAAATAGCCCCATGCCGAGCGGCTCGTAAATTTTCATGTCTCCGTAGGCGTGCAGTGCAGTCATAGTAGTTGCATTCGGTGCACAGTGAGTTTCCCATGATACATCGCTGAGAACAAATTTTCCTGTTGTTGCAGTTTCTGCTATGACTACTCCCAGTCTGGGATCTAGTTTTTGAACATCCTGTGGATGAACCAATGTTAATCTTGTGTAATAGGTATGTGCCATGTGTTATCCTCCGTCGTGTCCTTGGTGCCATGGACTACCGCTTGTAATCCCTTGGCCACGGCGAGGCCTAGTTGATTTATTGTTGTCATTATTTCTTTTATCTTGTCCGTTTAACTCTCGTTGTTTTTGTTCGTTATCTTTTTTCTCTTGTTCTTTTCTTTTCAATAGATCTCCGATAGGATCAGAAGAGCTTCCGGGTTTTTGAGGGGGCATTGTTGCTTTTGAGCCAGGAACAGAATTATTTCCTTGACGATAATTGGGATCTGGCTTTGCTTTATCTAAAGTATTCCATATATTGCCTTTGCCATTTTTGTCCCAAGTAACTGGTGCAGAATCTTTGAAAGCTGCCGGATCCCTGGGTCTGCCATTGTCAAGAACTTCCCAATGTAAGTGAGAACCGGTAGAACCTCCAGTGTTGCCCACATGCCCTACTACCGAGCCTGCGGGTATAGTATCTCCTGGCTTCCAATTTGGCTTCTGATCTAAATGTGCCATTCTATACTGCTGGCCTGTTACAGGGTCACGGACTAAGATCTGATTTCCGTAGCCGGATCCGTTGGCTCCCATTTGATAACTATTTTGATCTACTATCAATGGTTTATTAGAGTATATGGGTGTGCCAGTAGCTGCCGGAAAATCTTGGCCTGCATGAAATGTATTTGGCCTTCCTGTTATAGGATGAGTTCGGCCGCCGAACTTATCTCCGACTCTGGCACTCATTAATTAACTCCTGCTAGTTTTTCCAGCAAGGCTGCGTCTCTGGGAACAAATACGTTCATGCCTGATTTAAAATCCCATATAGGGTCTTTTATCATGTCGGCATTGGCCAGTGCTATAACCCACCATAGTCTACTGGACCCGTATTGCTGATAGCTAAACAAATCCATTCTATTCTCACACTCTGGGGGAACTACCACAAAGTTTCCTTGAGCAGTGTCTAGCCTAGGCAGTTTAGCAACGTCTAGAAAGAATTTTCTAAACCCTGTGTTTTTTAAATAACTTTTATCCGAATAAAGACTTGTCTGTGCCATGATTAAATGTATCCATCTTTACTCATTCGACCCGAAGCAAAATCAGACAGAGTAAATTCTTTCACTGTTCTGGCAATATTTTGCTGAACTAATAATGTTATGCTAATTTGAAAAAATGCCGGCAAATAGACAAAGTTTCCAGCAGTTGATGTTGTTTGCAATGCATCATTGACTACTATTACACCAGGGCCTGGTTGTGCTGCGGTCGGTGGACCTGACTGTGCTGCGTTTGACGGACCCCTTCTACTGCCAACATTTTCTATATTGGTTGCTATATTTTTATTGTCGCCGGCGCCAACTTGTCCTTTGATATAATCAACGTCTTCGGGGAAAGTAACGTTAAATCTACTTATAACCACTGGCACATTATAAAATATTGGATTGCCCATGGCAAAAAATCTTAGAATTCTAGGGCTTTGGCCGCGGTCTACATCGTCTCGTCCGTAGTTCATTTTGGTATAGGTTCTTAAAAACCTAATGGCGTTTTCGCTAATGTTAAAATGTTCTTTGGTGTGGCTACTGAATTTACAATTCATAGTCAGCTGAGGATTTTCTGTCCTTGCATAGGCATAGGGCTGATAATTAGTATGTGTAAGATTGAACGAATCATATTTGACTTCATTACTGTAGTCAATCTGAGGCGTGTAAGGAAACTCCAAAATAGTTGGGCCACCTTTAATAGGATTTCTTGGTCTTAAATATACGCCGCTGTAGTTCATACTAATATTTATCGTTGAATAATATATAGTTTTAATTACCGAAAGTCTTGACTTTACTTTGGAAGATGTTAAAATATGTCTATGACTATCGCGAACCCACAAGCAAAACAATACCTAACCAATAAAGAATTGCTCAAAGAAATACATTTGAGCAAGAACAAATACAGCAGCTATACTAAACCAGAGTATGCAGACTACGATTTGATTCTCGCTGATTTAGATAAAATCAACATACGAACTGTTGCCGAAGCTAAACGAAATCGAGCACTCAAATTGAGTCAACAGGCTTTGGCAGAAGCTCAAAAAACCAATCCAAAAACAAAACTTGCAGAAGTTGAAATTGATTACAAAAAAGTCGGCAAGCAAGATGTTGTTTTTAGGATCATGACTCACGATCATATTCCTTTAGAACCCGGTCGTAAAAAGACTCCAAAAACTCGCGGAGATCATCATACCAAAGTCAATTTTCCTCCTTATCAACATTGGAAGTTTGACGAAAATGATGAACTCGTTTGTGTAGGCAAAAGCCACTGGAGGGGTGATGTGCAGGCCGGAGAGTTTAGCCTGGAAGGCACTATTACCAATAAACTAGCCAAAAGCTACATGCTACTAGTAGAAAAATACAGTATGCGATTTAACTGGCGTGGCTATACCTATGTAGATGAAATGCGTAGTCAGGCACTATTGCAATTAAGTCAGATTGGTCTACAGTTTGACGAATCAAAGAGTCAGAATCCTTTTGCCTACTATACCGCAGCCATCGACAACAGCTTTACTCGTATCCTTAACATCGAAAAGAAGAATCAAATGATACGAGACGACTTACTAATTCAAGTCGGAAGTAATCCCAGCTTCACTCGTCAATTCGAACACGAAGCACAGATGCGTGACGAGCGTGATCGTCTTGCTAACCTAAAGTCAGAGGATTTTTAATGAGTCAGTTATTTAAAAGAGCCGCCGTTTTTACAGACATTCATTTTGGCATGCGTCAAAATAGCAAAGCCCATAATGATGACTGTATGAATTTTGTTAAATGGTTTTGTAAAACAGCACGTGAACAAGACTGCGATGTAGCAATTTTTATGGGAGACTGGCACCATCATCGTGCCACTGTCAACGTCAGCACTTTAAACTATACTGTAGATGCTGTAGACTACATCAGTAAACAATTTGAGCGTTTCTTTTTTATTCCTGGCAACCACGACCTTTACTACAGAGAGAAGCGTGACCTCAACAGTGTTCCATTTATTCGCAATCAGAAAAACATTGTTTTGATAAACGATGTTTATACAGAAGGCGAAGTTAGTCTTGTGCCTTGGCTAGTAGGAGATGAATGGACTAAGATGAAACGACTGGACAGTCGTTATGTGTTTGGTCACTTTGAACTGCCCAGCTTTAAGATGAACGCCATGGTTGAAATGCCAGACCACGGCGGACTCAACAGCGAGCATTTTCCCAATCAAGAATATGTGTTCAGTGGACATTTTCACTTGCGTCAACAGCGTGGCAATGTTCACTATACTGGCAATGCTTTCCCGCATAACTACAGCGATGCATGGGACGATGATCGTGGCATGATGATTCTCGAATGGGGCAGCAAGCCAAAGTATATTGCGTGGCCTGATGCACCCAGTTTCAAAACTATCGATCTTACTAAATTGATTGAAGATCCGGATCGTTACATGAACCAGAATGCTTTCTTGCGTGTAACCTGCGATGCCGATATCAGTTTCGAAGAAGCTACATTCTTAAAAGAGACCTGGCAGGAAACTTACAATCTACGTGAAATCAATCTAATACCAGCCAAACGAGAAGAACATGCACAAGATTGGAGTGGAGACATTCACTTCGAAAGCGTTGATCAAATCGTTGTCGGTCAGCTGGCTGCTATCGAAAGCGATGTTGTAGATCGCCAAGTTCTCATTGACATCTACAATAGTCTGCACGTATAATATAGATCCATGATTAAAATTAAAAATCTCACAGTTCGAAATTTTCTCTCAGTAGGCAACGTCACTCAAGCACTAAGATTTGACCAACATGGTTTGACTCTAGTCTTGGGTAATAACCTTGACCTAGGCGGCGATGGCAGTCGCAATGGCACAGGCAAGACTACCATTGTCAATGCCCTGAGCTATGTGTTATACGGTAATGCTTTAACTAACATTCGTAAAGATAACCTTATAAATAAGACCAACAGCAAAAACATGCTGGTCACATGTGAGCTTGAAGTAAACGGCCACAATTACAGAATCGAACGTGGACGTAAACCTAACGTCTTACGTTTTGTCGTCGATGATCAAGAAGTAGAACGCGGCGAAACTGAAGAACAACAGGGCGAAAATAAAGAAACTCAAGAAGAGATTGAACGCCTATTAGGTATGAGTCACGACATGTTCAAACATATCTGTGCTCTTAATACCTACACAGAACCTTTCCTTAGCCTTAAGGCCAATGATCAACGAAATATTATTGAACAGCTTCTTGGCATTACCCAGCTCAGTGAAAAAGCAGACTTACTCAAAGAGCTGATTAAGAATACCAAGGATGCAGTTAAAGAAGAAGAATATCGTATAAAGGCAGTAACCGATGCAAACAATAAAATTAAAACATCTATTGAAGATCTCGAACGTCGCAGTCGTCTTTGGCAGACCAAGCAGAGAGAAGATCTTGAAAAACTTGATGCGGCCATCACAGAACTACTGAACATTGATATTGCACAAGAACTAGAAAATCATAAACTAGTAGTGCAATGGCGTGCTAACGAAAAAGAGCTTAAACAACTTAACAAAGACTTAGCTGGACATCAAAGCACAATCAAAAGACTTAACTCTAACTTAGTCGAATTGAGAACTGCGTTGTCCAGTGCAGAAGAACACAAGTGCCATGCTTGCGGACAAGATATTCACGACAATAAGCAAGAACAGATGCTGGCGGAGATCAGTGCTGCTGTCACTAGTTTAGAAAAAGAGTTGGCCAAAGAAGAACGTGAGCAGGCCAAGGTTGTTGCTGCTATCGAAAGTAAAGGCAAATTAGGCAGTTGCCCCAAAGTCAAATATGACAATATCGACGATGCGGTTAATCATAAGAGCACATTAGAGACTGCACAGGATCAGTATGAACGCCGTGCATTAGATGCTGATCCTTATGTCGAACAGATTGACCATCTCAAAACCACTGCTCTAGAAGAAATTAATTTTGAAAACATCAACAGTTTAGTCAAGCTCAACGAACATCAAGAGTTCTTGCTTAAACTGCTGACCAGCAAAGATTCGTTTATTCGTAAGCGTATCATTGAACAGAACTTGAGCTATCTAAATCATAGACTAGCACATTACCTGGAGAAGCTGGCACTGCCGCATGAAGTCAAATTCCGCAGCGACCTTGAAGTTGACATCACTCAGTTAGGACAAGAATTTGACTTTGATAATTTGAGTCGCGGCGAACGTAATAGACTTATTTTAGGCTTGTCATGGGCATTCAGAGATGTTTATGAAAGTCTAAATAGACCAATCAATTTGTTGTTCATCGACGAAATGATTGACAGTGGTATGGATGCAAACGGCGTAGACAATGCGTTAGGCTTGTTGAAAAAGATGGCAAGAGAAAATCGGAAGAATATCTTCTTGATTAGCCACCGTGATGAACTGGTCGGCCGTGTAAATAACATACTACAAGTAGTAAAAGAGAATGGCTTTACAACATTCAACACTGATATAGAAATGGTAGAAGCATAACATGACAGAAGAAACAACACAAGTAAACACACAAGAAGAACTAGTTAAACAGTTTCAAATTTACATCGAAGAGAACCAAAAGTTCACTGACAAAAAAGTAAAGGCTGCTGCTGGCCGTGCTCGTAAGGCACTGCAAGAAGTTGCTAAACTAGTCAAAGCTCGTCGCAAAGAGATTACTGAAGAGAAAGCGGCCCTATCCGCTAAGTAATAGCCTAATGTGGCTATTCGAAGGTAATCAAATTGAACAACTTCCAGAGGACTGCGTTGGTTTTGTATATCTCATTACTAACACAGTCACTGGTCGCAAATACATAGGCAAGAAACTGGCAAAATTTTCTAAGACAACTTATAAAACTGTAAAACTCAAAAACGGCACCAAAAAGAAGAAAAAAATTAAAGGCAAAATCGAAAGCGACTGGCAAACATACTATGGCTCAAGCGATGAATTAACTAAAGACGTTCAAACCCTTGGCTCTGACAAATTTACCCGTGAAATATTACATTACTGCAATAGTAAGGCACTAACATCATACCTCGAAGCTAAAGAACAATTTGATAGAAGAGTTTTAGAATCTGACGAATACTACAACGGCCACATACAAGTTCGAGTTCACGGCTCCCATATAAAAAACAAAATCTAAATCCCTACCTAGGTCCAAGTTCTACTGATAATGCTCGCACCGGCAAGTTAATTAGGTGCCCGAACCCCTGGTGATGTCGCAGGGTAGGAAATTCCGAGCAGTAGCGGAGACATGATTGCCACTATCCCAATGACGTTGGGACGAAGCACT